CCCTCGCGGGGCACCTATCTCGGATCAGTGCAGCACCTAACCGACCTGGTTGGTGTTGTATCCACACTGATTCGCCCAGCTGCGATTGAGGCCACTGCCTCATTTACCCCAAGGAGTAAACAAAGAGTGGTGGCCCCGATCGCTGGACCTTTCACAAGGTCCGAAAACGTGCTGGGACCTGCTGACGGTTACGGCAGCAGGCCGACCGACGTAAGTTGGTCGCGTACCTGGAAACGTCAACGAAGGCCTTATAACCTTCCTCTTGACTTTACGTTCCAGCGTGCAGAAGTCGCCAAAAGATGGCATCACCCAAAAGGTGATAAGTCTTACTTGTCGTGTGGCTCCCCCAGAAGTGGGTGGTGGGCACACGATCCCTCTGGACTTTGTCCCGAGGTTTACAACAAGGCGTTTGCCAAGTTCAAAAGTAAGCTGGCTTCTGAGACAGCCGGGATGGCTGTCAACTGGGCTCAGCGCAAGCAAGCGATCGACATGATCACTGTGCGAGCGACCCAATTGGCGAGTGTCGCAAGACACCTGTCAAAGGGGCGTTTCGGCCTCGCGGCCGGGATGTTGGGTCTTTCAAATCCTCCAAAAGGGTGGCGGAAGAAGGGTAAATCCTTTGGAAACCTCTTTCTCGAAGGTCACTTCGGGTGGGAACCCTTAGTAAAGGATATCGGCGCAGCCGTGGAGGTACTCCAGTCTGGAGTGCCTCCCTGTCGAGTGGTTACGTCCTCAAAAGGGACGCGCACCGGCTCGGCAAACACACCTACGTATAACGACCCCATTGACTATTGGTCATGGACGGATACGGTAGCGTGGCAGATTGGCGCTGACGTCATTGTCAGCAATCCCAATTTGTGGCTCGCCAACCAGCTTGGATTCGTAAATCCAGCACTCGTGGCGTGGGATATGGTGCCGTTCAGTTTCGTGCTGAACTGGTTCGTGAGCGTCGAGGAATTTCTCTCGGGCTTTACGGATTTCTGGGGGCTTACTTTAAGTAACTCCTGGACATCGTCTTACGTCATCAGGAGCGAACGCCAGTGGCAAATTCAGAAGAATTGGCCGAATACTGGATCGAATACGGTCTATTACGACTATACTCGAAAGTTCGTTCAGGCAAAGAGGGTTCCGGGTGGGATACCCACACCCTCTTTGCTCATCAGGCAGCCTTGGCGCCTGAGCCCGACCCGTGGACTCACCGCGGTTTCGCTGCTTCTGCAGCAACTCCGAAGCAAGTAGGGTATACCCGAAAGCTTCACAACGCAATCACATGTCGTGGTTGTGTAATTTCTCCTAAAACGAGAGGGTTAGAGTTATGCCGAATATGGCCAACATCACCGTCAAGAAGAACGACGGCGTCACGGACGTGATCTACACGGCTGTCGTTCCCAGCGCAGGCGACAAGTCGCCTGCGATCTGGAAGAACCAGACCGTCGGGACCGCCGCGGGGCATCGTCCGGAATTCCGGATGCTGTCCCGTGACAACGGTACCACCACCGCACGCAGGGTGGACGTGGAATTCACGTACCCGTCGCTGGTCGTCGGCTCCGATGGGAAGACGAACATCGCCGACCGTTTCGTCGTGAACGCGAGCTTCCTCGTGCCGAAAGGCATGGCGGACGCAGACGTCAACGAGGGCGTGTCGCAAGTCGTCAACCTGATGGCCTCGGTGCTGTCGAAGGACAGCCTCAAGGCCGGCTACTCCCCGACCTAAGCTGCGGAATACGGCGCTGAGCCGTTTCCTCAGCCTACGAGTTAGGAGTAGCCATGGAGCATCATGCCCTTCCAGGATCTCTGGAGGACATCGTCCTAGCGATATGCGAAGGACTCGCCGTCCCCCGAGCTTGCACAGTAGCGATACTGTGTAGGTACGGGGAGTGGGATCAGCTAGCTAATCTTGCAACTGATCCGAGCAAGTACTTGGACTCTGAGGAGTATTGGGCCGCTGTCCAGGCGACCGATCTTCTTAGGAAGTGTGCGGATCTCGAAACGACTGTTGACCGAAAGGCTGCAGCTGTCAAGGGGTTCTACGCTGCCGAGGCGCTTTGCTTTCGAGCTAACTACCGACTATCTGGTTACTTGGACATGGGAGATCTAACTCTCCAATCCAGTGACATTGCCGAACGACTAATCGTTCGCGCAAGAAAGAGGATAGCTGATGTTCTCGGCCGGTGCCCTGATTTACTTCAGGGTCGCTTTGGACCGGGCTCGACTTACGGCGACACGGGTGTCTTGACGACGGTGCCCGATAAGATGACAAGTAGACCCACCATCACCAGAGATGCCATCCCGTACCTATTCCAATGGTCGGGGACTGCATGGGCGACGGCCTGTGCAGGGCGCTCTCGAGAGCCTGAGTTCGTCCCAGGGAATCGTTTCACAACGGTCCCTAAGGATTGTCGCAAGGACCGCGGCATTGCCGTGGAGCCTAGCGTCAACCTCTTTTATCAGCTGGCCTTTGGTCAGGTGCTGAAAGGTCGACTCAGGGCAGCAGGTCTTGACCTGCTGCATGCCCAGGATATCCACAGACAGGTCGTCTGTGAAGCCTCTATCCGAGGCGATTCGGGCACAATAGATCTCTCGTCTGCTAGTGATACCGTAAGCTACAACTTGGTGAAGTTGCTGCTTCCCACTCGGTGGTTCGAGGCCTTATCAGCCTTGAGATCCCCGAAGACCCTCGTTGAGAAACGGTGGGTTTGGCTGGAGAAATTCAGCTCAATGGGTAACGGTTACACGTTCGAGCTTGAGACGCTGATCTTCGCGTCGCTCGTTAGTGCTGTCATGGAAGAGTCCCAAGACCTCCCGGTCTGGGGCCAGAACGTTCACACGTTCGGGGATGACATAATTGTCCCCACTTCCCACTACAGCAACGTGTGTGCTGCATTGCGATTCTTCGGTATGGTCGTGAACGAGGAGAAATCCTTTGGTAGCGGTCCTTTCCGTGAGAGCTGCGGTGGAGACTTCTTTGCAGGTGTGGGCGTTCGCCCTTACCAGATGAAGGAGTTTCCGAGTGAGCCGCAGCAGTATGTCGCAATGGCCAACGGTCTCAGGCGCTCAGCTTTTCAGGCTGGTGCTTCGAGTGGTCTCCGTTTCACTGCTCTTCGTCGTGCTTGGTTTCGCGTCCTTGACGCTTTGCCAAGTGATATACGTAGATTGCGTGGCCCGGAAGGGCTTGGCGATCTCGTCATCCATGACGGTGAAGATAGGTGGAACGTCCGTTGGCGTCATAGCATCCGCTACATCCGAGTGTACCGCCCCGCGCGCTTCTCGCGCGTCGGTTGGGAACACTTTTGGCCAGATGTAGTACTAGCGTGTGCCGTCTATGGAACTGGTGACGGGGCTTTAGGCCCCCCGGGAAACCGGAGCGAACCGCTTGGGGTAACCCCTCGCGACGCCGTCACTGGCTACAAGATTGGCTGGGTGCCGTTCAGTTGATATCGAACGGCAGCGCGCCACGTTGCGCGCTCTTTGGGACCTGACCTTGTGGTCCCTGGGGGGAGTCTCAGACTCCATAAGAAGGTAAG